CTGAGTATCCGTTTACGCCCAGAGAGGCTTTTATGCAGCACACCTCTAATGTGTTTCCTAGTGCTCAATTACTAGAGTGGCGCAACGAACTTGTACGCTCTGGGGCTTACCGCAATATTGGAGTGGCAGGTAAACTGGTATATTCTAAAGATGGCATAAAGCTTCGTCCAAATGATACTCTACGACCCATAGAAAAATTCCCTACACAAAAGGGGGATGATATTAGGGGGTGTGTAGTTATGTATCAGGCACCATACAATCCTGGATCGATACCCGATGACCTGTATATAGTGGTGCATGACCCATATGCTCAGGACAGTAGCACTGGGCAATCTTTAGGTGCGGCTTACGTAATCAAACGAGTCAATTCAGTATCCCAACCGGATGATATGATTGTGGCATCTTATGTCGGCAGGCCCGATACTCAAGATGAATACAATAATACACTATTTTTGTTAGCAGAGTATTACAACGCCCGTATAGGATTTGAGAATGACCGAGGAGAGGTAATACCATATGCAAAACGCACAAAGCAAATGCATATGCTAATGCCTGAAGCTGAAATATTTGACAAATCAGATAATGTCAAAATCCGCAAACTAGGTAGGAAATACGGGATGAGTATGGGTAGTAAGGAAAGAAAACAGCAAGCAGAATTGTACTTACGTGACTGGCTTAAAACACCACGAGGTAAGACAGAGACTGGCGAGCCACGACTGAACTTACACTACATATATGATATCGCGTTAATAGACGAGCTTATTAAGTACAACAGTAAAGGAAACTTTGATAGGGTATCTGCTATGCTAGTAGGTATGTTTCATTTAAAGGACTTATCCAACTACGACGTACAGCAGGTAGAATTAGCAGATACGACCAGCTTTTTTAACCGTGACCTCTTTCAATAATTTATGCAATGCACACAATACCAAAACAAAAAGTCCCCCGCTCACGAAAAACCAAAGCATGGGCGCAGGACTGCATACGTGCTTTCATATACAGGTCGTCATTTAGTACCAGTACTAAACACACGATACATAAGTACTATGAGGCGTACAATGGTAATTTACAAGAGTCAGACTACAACTATGTCACCAATCCGTACAACTCTGAAGCGTGGGCAAAGAAAAACTTTCCTGCCAGGCTTAGGAATTACAACATTCTTAAGCCCGTCGTGGATCTGCTACTTGGGGAAAAGGCCAAGCGTCCGCTCGCATACCAAGTAGTAGTACGTAACTCCGATATACAGACCCGGTTTGACAGCTACCGCAAGGATAAGTACAAGGAGTACTTAGAAAACATTTTCGTCAATGAAATGCAAGCTCAAAAGAATGGCGAGCAGATGGAGATTGACGACCCAAATAACTATCAAGAACAAGTACTTGCTTCATATCGCGATAGTCGCGCAATTATTGGACAAGAGTCTTTAAACTACTTGTTTGACTGGCTGGGTATGGAGGATATGATGCAGACGCTGTTCTTTGATTGGCTTGTAGCAGGTGAATGCTATACCTACAAGGATGTGTGCATGAATGATGTCGAGTACCAAGTAGTCAGCCCCCTAGATATTGATTATGAGCGTAGCCCTGATACTCAGTATATTGAGGACGCGGACTGGGTTGTGCGACGCAAAATTATGTCTGTCAATGAAGTCGTTGATAGATTTTACGACGTGCTATCGTCGAAGGATATAGATCAACTGGAACAACCTCATGGAAAATACAGAGATGGATATGGAGGACATCAAAGTCTATTCATTAACAAACCGGAGGATGACGAAAGTGACCGCATGGTTGAAGTGCTTCATGTTTGTTGGAAGTCTTTTGCTCGAGTCGGCATACTCGAGTATCAAGATGAGTTTGGCAACCCTCAGGAGATGGTTGTCGATGAAACCTACAAGCCAGAAGAAAACGAAACAATAAAGTTTTACTGGGTAAATGAAGTGTGGGAAGGGTATCAGATTGACTCAGATATTTATGTCAGCACGAACCCTCATGTTGTGCAGCGCAACGAGATGAACAATATCTCTGTCTGCAAAATGCCTTACAATGGTAGGGTATACAGCAACCGTCACAGTGACAATATTTCAATTGTCTCTATGGGCTTAGCGTACCAAGTCTTGTACAATGTCTTCCACTATCGATTAGAGCTTTCGATAGCAAAGAACAAAGACAAGATTATGTTGATGGAAATGAATACTATTCCTAAACGGCATGGATGGGACGAGGAGAAGTTTATGTACTACGCAGATGCTATGGGATTTGCATTCATTGATTCTACAGCAGAAGGGAAAAACCGGGAAAGGGTATCATTCAACCAATATCAGGTGCTGGATATGTCTTTAGGTCAGTATATAGCGGCTCAATTCCAGCTACTGCAGGCTATTAAGACTGAATGGGAAGAAATGGTTGGCATTTCTCGCCAAAGAAAGGGCCAAGTCAACAGCTCTGATGGCGTAGGCACTACAGAACGTGCTGTGTACCAATCATCAGTTATATCTGAGGAGATATTTCGGCGATTTGAGGCGTTTGTAGAGCGCGAATACAGCGGATTGCTGGATACTAGCAAGGTTGCTTGGCGTGAAGGGAAGAAAATGAGCTATGTGACTAGCGATTTGCGTACTGCAATGCTGGATATCGATCCATTGGAATACCAGGAAGCTGAATATGGCGTATTTGTAAAGAGCAGCAGCAGAGAAATGGACAAGCTGCAGCAGCTAAAGGGTATGGCTATGGCGTTTGCTCAGAATGGTCAGAACCCCGCTACTATTGCTGAGATTATAGACAGTAACAACTTCAGCAATGTCAAGCGCTTGCTGCAAGTAGTTGATGAGAAACAAAAAGAGCTACAAGAAGCTCAGCAGCAAATGCAGCAACAAATGGCAGAACAGCAGTCCAAAGCGCAACAACAGCTCGAGTCACAAAAACAGCAGTTCGAAGGTGATCAAAACGAACGCGATCGAATTAATAGGCTTGAGGTAGAGCGCATGAAACTTGCTGGTAAGCTGTCTACTGATGCAGATGGCAATGGTAGACGGGATGATATTGACCGTCAACGACTAGAGTTAGAACGCCAAAAGGTAGATGCTATACGTTCAAAAGGTTGATATTATAAATAGGTTAGTATAAGCAAACAAATACGTCCTAATAATTGGTATAGATTATACTTTTGTAGTGATGGCAGAAAAAGAAAAATTGGATTTGAGTCAGGTGACGTTTAGTAATCTACTAAATGATACTGCCCCGGCTCAAGTGCTAGAAACAGACCCAGCTCAAGAAGCTGAAGTACCTGAAGTTGCAGAAACACCTCAAGATCCTGTGCCGGAACCTGCGGTGGAGGAGACAGAGCAAGTAGCTGAAACTCAGGCAGATGAACCTATTACCGAAAATACTGAGGATAATAGTAGCCCGCCGGAGCAAGATGATACTGAAGATGAATCTCCAAGTGTTATCGACGTGCTACGCGAAAAGCTTGGCTATGAAGTTCATGGCAATTTTTCGGAAGACTATGACGGTGTAGTTCAGTTTACTCAAACTGTAGCAGGGGAGATAGCGAAAGAGCAATTAGACTCTGTATTCGCAAACTTCCCAGACGTTGAAGAGTACCTGCAGTACCGCTACAATGGAGGCGACCCTAAAAAGTACTTCCAAGCTTCTGCACCAGTAGTGGATTACAGCAATATTCAAATACAAGAAGATGATGTAAGCACCCAACGCGCTATTGTACAAGAACATCTGCGCTCAATGAATTTCTCTGAAGATGAGATTAATGAGACTGTGCAGGAGTATGTAGACGCAGGTATACTGCAGCGTCATGCAGAACGTAGTTTGACAAAACTCGCTGCTCAACAAGAGACTCAAGCTAAGCGAGTCATTGAAGAGCAAAAGCAACAAGCAGTTCAAGCACAACAGCAAGTACAGCAACAATGGCAAAACATACAGCAGACCATTAGTCAAGGCAATCTGCGAGGGTTCAATGTGCCTGAAGCAGATAAGTCTAAGTTTTACTCCTGGATGAGTGAAGCACGAGACAACCAAGGTCGTACACAACGTATGATCGATCAAGAGTCGATGGATTTAGAAACTCAACTGGCACTTGAGTATCTCCTCTATAAAAAGTTTGACTTAGCCAAGTTGGTTCAGTCAAAAGCAGCAACAGCCAAGGCCCAGAATTTAAAGACGCGTTTACAGAATAGCCAACCAGCATCTAAGCGGATGAAGGGAGGCAAAGGCGGTGGAAGCACTAGCAATAGACTACCTAGTTTATCGGAACTTCTCTAACCTTTAATTGATAAAACATGTCAGCCGACAACCTAAAAAAGCTTCGTTTATACGAAGACACGTTTAACAGCTCTTCCATGACGGATGAGAACAGCCTTGCTGCTGCACTTCTCACCCAACCGGACGTGCTTTCTCCTGTTATTACCCACCTCAGTGGTCAAGAAGACAAGCGTTTCCCGCTTAGCTACCTGACTGAAGGAATGGGCCAAACAAAATACATCAATGACATTGAGTACGATTACCCAGTTATGGGTCGTATGAACAAGGCTGTTGAATGTATTGCTCAAAGTGGGGTTGGTGCTAACCACACTCGTATTGTTTTGACTTTCCCAGAGCGCTGGTTCGTTCGTCAATACATTTTGGAGGCACCTGACGGAACGCAAGTTCGTGTCATGGATGATCCTACGCCTGTAGCTAATGGCTATGAGTACAGTGTGCAGCTTGTCGCATCTGATGGGGCTGCTACTGGTACCAATGCTTTCGTCAACAAGATGTTCGTTCAACTGTACGCTCCGGCTGCAATGAGCGGATCTCGCGGTAACGAAAGCCACTGGGTCGCTCCGTCCAAAATGCGGAACCAAATCAGCTTGATTCGTAAGTCTTACGCATATGAGGGCAATATGCCTGACCGTGTGGTGAACTTCGAGTTCAATGTTGGTGGACGCTCTACCAACCTGTGGTATGACTTTGAGGAGTACCAGCACATGCTTCGTTGGAAAGAAGAGTCTGAGTACGCACTGTGGTACAGCCAGTACAACCGTGACTCTAATGGTCTGATTCACCTCAAGGATGACAACGGAAAGCCAATTACGATTGGTTCCGGAGTTCTTGAGCAGATTCCTAACGTCGATACGTACTCTAGCTTGACTGCAGCTAAGCTTAAGTCTGTTGTGCGTGATGCTCTCTATGGAGCTACTGACGCTCAGCAGATGAACATCGTCCTGTTCACCGGTATTGGTGGAATGGAAGAGTTCGATAATGCTATGAAGAGCGAGGTCTCTGGCGGTCAGTACATTAAGAATACGGACCCGGGCAGCTTTATTACCGGCAGCGGTCGTAATCTCCAACTCGGTGGATTCTTCACTAGCTACCAGCACATCGATGGTCATACCATTACGGTGCGTCACTTGCCCTTGTTTGACCATGGTGCACGTGCTCTTAACAGCGATCGTCACCCGGTTACTGGTCTTCCTTTGGAGTCCTACCGAATGATCTTCCTGGACATGAGTACCTACGATGGCGAGGCAAATGTTTCCTACATTTCTCGTAAGGGACGTGAGCTGGTTCGTTGGGCTGTTGCTGGTGCATCTGTGCCTCCTGGATTCGGTGGTAACGCATTACGCGCTACTGACGTTGACGGAAGCTCCGTTCACTTCATGAAAGAGTGTGGCATTGCAATCCGCCGTGCTACCAATTGCCTGCACCTTGAGTGCACCAAGTCCTAATAAGACTTGAACAAAACGAGAAAGGGGGAGGGACTTGCCCTCCCCTTTTTTCATCCTCAGAAACTCATTAGTTATTATAGATATGTCACACGTAATTACAATCAACCGCCGTCCGAACTCAACAAATTTGCCGGACGATATTTACACAGAATCCAAGCGTCGTATTGGATCTGTCTTTACAGGCACTGGCGATATTATTCGCGGTATCACTTTTGCCCAACAAAAACAGCTTCTACCTGAAGTACTAGGAGTCAGTCCAGAAGACCCTAATTTTTCTCGTGCTGCTAAGGAATTTTACTTGAATCTGACTGTAGATGTACCTATGGGAGGTATAGACCTAGAAATAGGCACAGATTCCGAGGGTTTCCCCCTTAATGTTATGGATTACTTGCGTTACAAGTTTGCCATGGCACACCCTTACGTTGTCGAAGATGAGGAAAGCTTGAGCGCTAGTAAGAAACATCAATACTATATATCTGATGTGCGTAGAGAGCTTGCAGAAGCTAAGCTTGGTTTGGACCAACGTAAGAATGCTTACAAAGAGTATATCAAGCTGACAGACAGCACTGATAGGATGTCACAAGTGCTTTTTGTTTATGGGTTCCGTCCGGACACTATGAAGGCGGAAGAAATGGAGCTTCAACTTGAAGAGCTGTTGGAAGACAACCCGGAATTCTTCTTGGACATTGTCAAGGACAAGAACTTAGAATTTGTATCCCTGATTAATCAGTGTCTAAGTAAAGAGGTATTGCGCAAGTTAGGCAACACTATACTTGACGGGGACGTATCTTTAGGTGAAAGCATTGAGGAAGCTGTGATCTTCCTTAAGGACAAGAAGAACTCCAATGTATTAACCTCAATTAAGGCCAAACTAAAGGCTTTCACATGATATGACTGTACAAGAGATGCATTATGCAGTAGACCAAGGGCTACAAAAAGTAGCTTCTAGTGTTTACGATTACTTCCTGCCTGAAGAGGTTGACTTTTGGTTAAACCGCGCTCAGGATCGTTACATAAAGCATCGCTTGTCACCTGTGGCAGATGTCAAGAAGCTGGGATTCAGCAAGTTGCAGAAACGGGCTGATGATCTGCGAATGGTAATTACTGTCGACTATACGGATGGCGTAGTTCCGAACTCTGCTCTAGAGTTCGTGAACTTCGACCTTCCGGTAGACTATATGTTCTTTATCAATGCTCGTGTGGAGTTTCATACGAACAATTGCAAGGATGCAGTAGACACAGACGACCCCACCGTCAAAAGGGAACTGCGCCTGGTTGAGCAGGACAAAGCTTACAGTCATCAGCAGAATCCTTTTGCAAAATCTAGTAAGCAGGCACCCATGGGTATCATCTTTGACGATGAAATACGGGTGTTTCAGGAGGGTGAAAAGTTTATATTAAAAACTATTTACATCGATTACATTCGGCAGCCGGTCGCAATTAACCTATCTTCGTTTATAGATTGCGAGCTAGCAGACCACACTCATCAGGAGATAGTGGATATAGCAGTAAAGAATATTATCGAGGCGATAGAGTCTCCTCGGTATCAAGCAAACTCAATTGAACAACTTAAATCTGAATAATGAGTTTTACTGAAACTACTCTTGTCGTACGTGGCGCTGTTGATGCAACTGCAGCAAATGCATTTGCAACTGATGTAGCAAATGCTGCATCTAGCGGAGAGCTTTTGATGCAGATTAATGGGTCTGCAGTAGCTGCAGATAATTCCGCTGCAGGAGCTAATGACTTAATCAAGCTCAGCGTGGCGCATTCACAACCGGATGGCTCTACTGCAGTGGTATCTAGCCAAGAGTTTAAGGTTGGTGAGATTGTCAGCTCGCAGTACAAGGCTCCGTCTACTGGAAGCAATCAAACTATTACTGTCGGTAATATCGTGGCTGCCATGAACTCTATTCGTTTAGAGGCTAAGAATGGAGTTGAGGTGTATGATGTACTTGGCGTAACCGGTAAAGATGCTGCTGAAATCGTAGCCAATTTTTCAGGACGAGCAGATACTGAGCGATTTAAGAACGTGACCATGGCGGTGAACGGCTCAGATGTTGCTATAACTGTAACGCCACGTGGCTCTGATATCGTTGTTACGGGTGATGACGCTTTGACTGTTACTGTGTCTGGCGATAACAATGGTCGTGTAGGCCAGCAGGACCAAATTCTTGACTTGGAAAAGCGGTCTTTCATTTCTGCGGGTGCGTACAATCAATATGAGTTCCCGATTGTAGTACCCGCTAGCGCAACTAAAGATGGCAGCGACTATGCTATCATGACGCTTGAGATTCGCAAAGACTTACCGGGGCGTCGTAAGGCCACCGAGATTGTTCGGATTGTTCTCGAAAACGACGAGGACACCACGAATAACTTTACGGATGCTTTGAGCACCATTTTAGGTCTTACTACGTTTGACCTGACCGCTCCAATTGCGTTTACTAGCGTGTTCTTGAGCGACGCTGGCGGAACTACTCAAAACACCTATGTCATTGCAGACTCGGATGAAATTCATGTCGCAGTCAATGGAGCTTTTGGAGCAGACGCTACATTTGGAACGTTAGTATTATCTAGTGACGGCTCAGAAGCGGATGTGACTGTAAATATTCCCACCGATGCTGCTAATGCGCGAATAGTTGACACAGGCGTGGATGCTACTGCATATGCGGATGGTGTGACTTTGACCGCAACTGTAACGAAAACTGATGCGGCTGGCAACGTATCTACTGCAGCGACCGACACCGCTGCCGTATCTGCAACTTAATTCTCTAACCCTTAAATAATTACACATGTCTCATACTAAGACAGTTTTGGTGTCCAACGACACCGCCGCAACAAGTACTACAGTTGGCTCTGGCCTTCTCGTAGCATTTGTGGATGACGCCGCTACCGCTAGCTCGGCACCTTGGGCTGCATTAAACGCTGCTGGTAGTGCAGAAAAGACCTTCCAGTTTCGTACTAGCGAGGGTAGCTCTATCCGCTTTAAAGGCAAAGATGTTGTCTCTTCTAAGATTGCAGATCACTCTGGTGGTGTGGCTCAAACCATTACCATTGGGATGGTTGGCGGTACCACATATGCTCGTGACGCAGACGGGACCTATAGCATCAAGTTGATTGATGTTACTGACGGCCGTGAGAAGTTTGTCATGAAGACCTTGCAAACTCAGGCATACACAGCAGACCAAACTGGTACTGTGATTGGTGCAGCCTTGGAAGCCTTGATTGATGCTGAAGGCCTGCGCGCTGACAGCCCTTTTGTGGGTGTTACTGCTGCTTCTACTACCGGTTCGCTGGCCATCACCTTTCCGGTGAATAAGTTTGCCCGTGCTGCTTCTACGGACAGCCTTCCGGCACCAACCTACAATGCTGCTAAGCCTAGCATTGGCTTAGCATCTGATGTTAACGCTGATGTTGAGGATGCTCTTGGCTTTCAAGGTGTGACTAACATTGCTGGCCCGAACGTGGTTAAGCCTGCAAGCGTTACGGGTGCTAATACTTACGACCGGACTTGCATTTTTGTTAAGCAGACCCATGGTATGCGTGAGGATATCCATGAGATTGTTATCTACACGCTGGCATCCAACACGACGCTGAACGGTACGCTTGATACGTTCTTAGCCTAATAGCTGATGTCTACAGGGTATTGGAGAATTAAGGAGACGGGGGGTGTGTTCCAACTACAGGATCACACCCCTAACTCCACGACGCGCGGAGATTTAGTAGTTAAAATCAATACTCCGGGTCGTCATACTGTTCTCCA